TAAAAAAATGATAAAAGACTCTAAAAAACTTATAGAATTATCAGAGAGAAAATTTTACACTAAACCATCTGTTAGAAAAAGATTAGAAAAAAAGATGGCAAAGGTGAGAGAACGAAAAAGATTACAAGAAATGAAATAAACCTGTAAGGTTTTTTAACTTTGTGTATATTTATATACATATGAATACACTATGGTACATTCGTACATCATATAGTGTGAGACCTTAAGTAATTCTATTATACTTCTGAATAAGTATAAATTCCAATAATAATATATGGAGAAATAATATGGATAGTCTCTTAAAAGACGCTATCGCAGACGCTAAAACCGTTCGTGAGACTGCTTTAGAAAATGCTAAGTTAGCATTAACTGAAGCTTTTACACCTACTCTTCAATCTATGTTGTCTCAGAAACTTCGTGAAGAAGATGATGAGTTAGATGACATGGAAATGGATGACAAGGAAGATGCAGACGAAGATGCAGAAGAAGCACCAGCAATGGATGCAGAAACTGCTGATGACGAGCATGAACCAGGTCATGACGCTGATGAAGAAATGGGTGATGAAGAAGACGAAAGAATGGAAGGAGCCGAGGAAGAAGGCGAAGACCATGATGAAATGGAAGATGACATGAGGGAAGAAGAAGGCGAAGATGAAGACGATGACCTTGACCTTGAAGCAATTATCAGAGAACTTGAAGAAGAAGCTGGTGATGATGAAGACGAAGGGGAAAGAGAAATGGAAGAATCTGAAGACGCTGATGAAGACAAAGACGAAATGGATGAACAATCTGATTCTTCTGGTCTTGGTAAAGGTGACAACAAAGTTGACCAAGCAAGTGGTGATGACTACGAGAAAGCTGAAACTGAAAAATCATCTAAAGCACCTGGTGCTGAAGGTGAGGATAATAAAGTTGATGACTTGAAAGACCATGTTGAACTTGACCTTGATTCTATCATTCGTGAAATTGAAGGACTTGATGAAGAAGAAAAAGAAGAAGAAGTTGAAGAAAACAATGAACTTGAGGAAGTTAAAAACGACCTTAAAGAACATCGTGATGTAATCAAATATCTTCGTGAGAAACTGAATGAAGTCAATCTTCTGAATGCTAAACTTCTTTACACAAATAAGTTGTTCAGAAATCATAACCTTAATGACAATCAGAAATTGAAAGTTGTTGAGACATTTGATAGAGCAGCTAATCTTCGTGAAGTGAAGTTGGTATTCACAACCTTGGCTGAGTCATTTGACGGAGTCAGAGTAGTGAAAAAGCGTTCTGTGAATGAAAGTGTTGCAAGTAAGGCTGTTGCATCTACGAAACCTAACAAGGAAATTGTTGAGGAATCAAATGATGTTGCAGATAGATTCAAACAATTAGCAGGATTAATTAAATAATCCTAAACTCGGAGATAAAATATCATGAAAAATCTTGATACATTAACAGATTTAGTTGGGAACGCAGGTTCTCAGCATAAATCACTCCAGGCTGATGCTCAGAAGTTATCCCATAAATGGGAACAAACTGGTCTTTTAGAAGGACTTGATGGATATGATAAAAATTCCATGTCAATACTTCTTGAAAACCAGGCTAAGCAATTAGTACAAGAATCCAGTAGGACTGGTACAGCATCCAACTCGGAAGAGTGGAGTGGTGTTGCACTTCCTTTGGTTCGTAGAGTTTTTGCAGAAATCGCAGCGAAAGACTTCGTTTCTGTTCAACCTATGAATCTTCCTTCTGGTCTTGTATTCTTTCTTGACTTCAAGTATGGAACATCTCAACCTGGCTTTGATGTCGTAAGTGGCATCTCCCAAGACGGCAGTGGCACAGTTCACGGTCAAACTAATACATCTGGTAACCCATCTGGTGGTTTATACGGAAGTGGTAAATTCGCTTATTCTATAAACGAAGCAGCTTCATCTGTAATAGCAGCACCTACATCAGCATCTGTTAACTTTTCTGAAGTTAATTTTAATGCAGATATGTCAGCATCTATCAATGATGGTGATTTACGTTCAGTATCAGTAACTACTGGTTCTAACGCAATTACTAATATTGACGCTGAAGGTGTTAGAGGGTTCTCAATAAGTGGTTCTAATATTACTGCTTATTACCCAGAGTTTACTACTATATCAACTGCAGGTGTGATTAAGTTCATCGTAGCAGGAACTGATTCAGTAGCAAACATTGTAGTTAAATATCAGAAGCAACCTACAGATGTCACAAGAGGTGACTTTGAAGACACATCAGCATCTGGTTCAGCAGTTAGCCTTGACATTCCTGAAATTGATGTTCAATTAAGGTCTGAGACAATTGTCGCAAAGACTCGTAAATTGAAAGCATCATGGACTCCTGAATTCGCTCAAGACCTTAACGCTTATCACTCAATTGACGCAGAAGCAGAATTGACTTCTATGTTAAGTGAATACATTTCAATGGAAATTGATTTGGAAATCCTTGATATGTTAATTGAAAATGCAGTAACAACTGCAAAGTGGTCAGCTAAAGTCGGTTTTGACGATGATGGATTAGGAACTGGCGAAGACAGATTCTCTGAAATCTCTGGTGCATCTAATGCGTATACTAAGAATGCTTGGTATCAGACATTAGGCATTAAGATTCAGAAAGTCTCTAACGAAATACATCGTAAGACACTTCGTGGCGGAGCGAACTTCTTGGTAACATCACCAACAGTTGCTACAATCTTGGAAAGTATTCCTGGATATGCAGCTGATACTGATGGTGACCAAAGTCAATTCGCAATGGGTGTACAGAAAGTCGGTGCATTAAACAATCGTTTCACAGTTTACAAGAACCCTTATATGACAGAGAATGTAATTCTTATGGGATATCGTGGTTCTCAGTTTCTTGAAACTGGTGCTGTTTATGCTCCGTATGTACCACTCATCATGACTCCGTTGGTCTATGACCCAACGAACTTTACACCAAGAAAAGGTGTAATGACTCGTTACGCGAAGAAGATGGTTAGACCTGAGTTCTATGGTAAGATTAATGTTGCACATTTGGACTTAGTCTAAATCGCGGTTTAATCTAAACCAATAAAAATAGGGGGAAGTTGTTTACTTCCCCCTTTTTTTTAACCTATAAGTCTAATTTTTAAGTTACTTGATATTTATCTATAAGAAACATTATATCTTTGGAGTAAATTTATGGCAGATATACCTATATGGCCAGGAAGTGGTTCGGCAATTAGTGGGTCAACCCCTTTTGGTCAGTATGACACAGACTCGTCTTTTCAATCAGACGGGCCTAACTTAGCAAATTGGTGCGCAAAAAGACTTGGGTATCCTATAACAGACGTTGAATTACAAGATTCACAATTTTACGCATGTTTTGAAGAATCTATTAGTGAATATAGCGCACAAGTAAATCAATTTCAAATCAGAGAAAATTTATTAAATGTAAAAGGAGCACCAACTGGTAGTGATATGACCAATGTTGAGATAAACCCTAATCCACTTGCGAGAGCAATATCAATAGCAGAAAACTATGGTTCTGAAGTAGGAAGTGGTGGAAATGTAACTTGGCGTAGTGGTTCAATTGATGTTATTGCAAATCAACAAGACTATGACTTAGATGCATGGGCAACTGTATCTGCGAGTGGAGAGTCCATTGAAATAAAACGGATATTTCACGAAGCACCACCTGCGATACAAAGATATTTTGACCCGTTTGTCGGAACGGGTATGGGAATGAACTCAATGTTAGATTCTTTTGGTTTTGGTAACTACTCACCTGGTGTTAGTTTTATGTTAATGCCAATATATGCTGATATATTAAGATTACAAGCAATAGAGTTTAGTGACCAAATAAGAAAGTCAGCATATTCATTTGAATTGATTAATAATAAATTAAGAATATTTCCAATACCAGCAGATAGTGGGAATGGAGTATCACCAACAAAAATTCATTTTCAGTATATCCATAAAGCAGATAGAAATTCTGTTGTTACTAATAATATTGGTACGGTAACCAACTATTCAAATATACCTTACAATAACTTTACCTATTCTTTTATTAATGATGTAGGTAAACAATGGATTAGAAAGTATGCACTTGCATTGTCACGAGAATTATTAGGATTTATACGAAGTAAGTATTCAAGTGTTCCAGTACCTGGTTCTGAAGTTACTCTGAATGGTGGTGAACTTGTTTCACAAGCACAACAAGAAAAAGAAGAGTTAGTAACACAACTTAGAGAGAATTTAGAACAGAGTAGTCGTAGATTGCAACTTGAAGCGCAAAGAGAAGAAAATGAAAATATGCTTTCTGTACTTTCAGGTGCACCACTAAAAATATATATAGGATAAACAATGGGTTTATATTATAGGTCACGAGACTTTCAGTTAATAGAGACTATCAACGAAGAACTTATCGGAGAGGTTGTAAACACAGAGATAGATGTTTACAAATATAATCTGTATGAGTCTGAAGTAAATCTTTATGGTGAAGCAAGAAGTAAAGTTTACTATGAAGGTTTGAGAGTAGCAGCACTAATTGAACAAGAAGACCAATCATACGATACTGCGGAATATCCAGGTGCAGAATTAAATCAAGCAGCTACCTTTAATTTCTTAAGAAAAACAATAAAGAATGCAGACCTATTTTTAGAGATAGGAGATGTTATTTCTTGGAATGAATCTTACTGGGAAGTAAATGGAGTTGTAGAAAATCAGTTAGTTTATGGACAAACAGAAAATAGTTTGACCATTACGGTAACTACACATATGTCAAGAAGAACTAAACTTCAAATAGAAAGAGTTCGTGCTGGTAATGCAAGTAAAAATAATAGTATGAGGAATATCTAATGGCAGAAAAACCAACACCTAAAACTCAACAAGAAATTTCTTCTCAATTTGTAATAGACAGAGCATTACCTGGTGTACAAAAACCACCATTGGAAACAAACAAAGTAAATCGTGGTTCTACAAGAACAAGAAAAAACGACAAAGTCGGTGATATAAAAATAGGTTTATATGATATAGATGATGCTATTAAATACTATTTTGATGAAGTTATAAGACCAAGGGTAAACGAACTTGATGAAGATATACAAGTTCCAGTTTTATATGGTTCTCCAGAAAGATGGGTCTCAGCACAACAAGGACAATATTACAGAGACCAAAAG